ATCTCCTTTCAAATGATACTGTCCAGATACCAGCAAAGCTGAATCCATATCTCTACTTTTCGTAGATCACAGTCGCAATGCCGCACCTTAAATAACCCTCCGCTGCCATCTGGCTCGTATTCTCGATTAAGGAACCGTTCGATAGTCTTTGCAACAAAGTCTCTATCAAATCTCCTATCAATCATAGAACCGAGTCCGAGGTTTACCACCATACCCCAGAACCATTGCCCCAATCGGTTTCCGTATTCAGGGTCATCCATAATGCTTTCTTCACATCGGATCGCCAACGCTATCATCATTTCCAATACACTACAAGGCCTGCCCTCGAAATATTCGGATAGGTCTTCGTGATTGTTAAATAACGCAAAACGTCGACGCAGTGCCAAACCGTCCTCGGCTCTATTTGCATCTTTTGGAATGGTATAAGTGAACTCGGTATCGTGCAAATATACCAAAAGCTTTCTATAGCTTATTGTCTTGGAATATCTGTTGTCGCATACCAGATCATGCATCCATTCAAAATAATCATCGTTAACTATATCTTTTGTCGTCATTCACCCATATATGGAGGTCTGAGTTTCATAGCATCATCGTACGTACTCATGTCCATTAAGATTTCATAGTCGGTTTTATACTTAGGGTTTCGGACAAATACTGAATCATCCTCGTACAGACCAAAAGTCTGAAGCGATTCAAGACCGACCATGTCATCTACATCCTGAATAATATTCCCATAGTCGTCTGCCAGAATACCATCCTCGTAATAAGTCAAACTCATGACATCATAGTCATCCAACTCATCAAAATCGTCCGGACTGATTACGTAAGGCTTATCTAAACTCATACCGTCCGCTCCTTTCCCCAGATAACTCTCTTCATTAAGAATATCCAGATATTCTTCGAGCTTCTCACCGAGCTCAACTGCATACATAGTTTCAGAACTTTTGATTTCTTTAGTGTCCGGAACATCTTTTTTCAAATCAACCAATCTATCCACAGTTTCACAGAGATTGTCCAATTCGCTCTGACACTCATTAAGAATCTCATCATATTTAGTTTTTACTACCTTCCAAGTGACTAAGGAGCCGATAGCGGCCCCTGCAGCAAATATGATCACGTTAATCATCGATTTTTTCATTGCTATCTTCCTCCGTTTTAATCGTAATAGCTGTTAAAGCTAAACCTCCGAAAAATAACGATGCGCTTAGCAAAACACCGCCTACAATATGCCTTTTTCTCCCCGTGTCTAATACATGATCAAGCATCGATACGATCCTTCTCACGCTGTCCATATGTTGTTCCCCTTCCTCGAGTTAAGATGGCTAAACCCTGCATAAAACACAATCCTGCAACAGCTGCGCATGCATAAGATATAACCTTACTCATGGTTTATTTTCCTTTCCTTAAAGCATCCAAGCAATAAACTTGATAGTTCCCGCTATTACTATAGACGAGATACATAACGTCACTACAATGCCAAATATATTACCCATAAATTTCGCTATGCGATTTTTCTTAGGCTGCTCTTCCATATCAAATATCCTCCATTCTCCTTATTAACTTACGAGGGTCTTCTAGATCGGCTTTGAAATATAACACTCCTCCACAATCGAACCCCTTGATAATCTCCTGGTTATACCAAAACAACACGGTATGAATCCCCACATCGAATTTAGCTGCTGCCTGCTCGACAGTCATAAATCCGATAAAGACACCATCTTTGAATATGTCCTCATCTTCAAGGCCGTTCTTCAGAATATACATAATTAATTCTCTACCGGTCACTTGATTCATCCCCTTTGCGTATTAGATTAAATCGATAATCTCGCCATCCACATTAAAATCAAGAAGAATAACCTTCTCATAACCATTGACAAAGTCTCGAGACTTAGGACGATCAACATTGAAAATACCGAAATCGATATAACCATCAACGCTGTTTTTATTGTCTTTGCTCAACCAACCTACGATATTACCAGCTCTCGTACGAGGAATACCGAGCGCATCGTATACTTCATTCAGGAATACATGCCCGTTAGATTCCAAAAGGTCGTTAAAATATTGTTGCTGATGGTGAAGAAACATCAAATTATACTCGGAGTCTTTCTCCCAACCCATGCAACCATCGTCGTAGAAACGAGCATAAGGGCTTGCGAGTTCTCCATCGGTAACGTGAACAGTTTTCTTTACAGTTTTTTCTTTGCCTTTTTCATCAACAACTTTTTCTTCAATCTGTTTCGCTTTAATATTGTAAAGAAGTTCGCGGTCAAGCTCTTTACCGAAACGGTCTACCACACGTTTGCGATAATCTTTAAACCCTTTATCTACAGCGGTATATGCAGCAGCCAATGCCATATTACGTTTACGCAAAATATTGTTGGAAGTAAGCATACAACCGATGGATACAACACCCAAAGCTACTGCAGGAGCGTATAATTTTGCAAATTTCATACCAGTCTGAGCATAAACGATTGCAAGGTCTTTCTTGCTATCCTCAGCAGTATATTTTTCTGCATACTCGGGATTGGAAGAACATTCGTGGATAGTTTCGATAGTTTCTTTCGTTTCTTCCATAATAGCGCTTACTTTAGTAGTCGCTTTACAAGCCATAACAGCGCTGGCAACAGTACCGACAACGCCAACTACAGCCAGAATTTCAGGACTATGCTTCTGGAATTTGAAACCAGCTCGATGCATTGTTCTAGTTAATTTGTTTACAAGCTCTAATTTAGCCATGATTAACCATTCTCCTTTTCTAAAGTTTCTACGTGTTTAATAAGATGCTCCAGATACCATTGTGCCTTTTTCAGGTCCTGGAGACCGTTTTTCTTCTTCCACCGACACATATATTTGAGAACATTACCTGTATCGGTAGCCTCAATACCTTTCAAATCAAATGTAAAGGCCTCGATGACATCAATAGCCTCGAGACCTGTTTCGGATTGATAATGATCGGGATGAGAAATAACTTTCATATCGTTATCGATTTTACAATTAGTAATGAGCGATATATCTTCGATAGAGTCGAGCATAATTTTAGACGTATAATCCCCTTCGATGTCTTCTATACTAACAATAATGTAATCTTTTGCGATATCAAGGATTTCCGCTGCCGAATATCTAGTTTTAATTTTACTAGGTCCATATTCGTATATAAGTTTTACCACATCGCCCCTGAAATAGTTCTTTCCTTTAAATGTGAATCCTAACAAAGATAAACCTCCTTAATCGATAAGCACTGCTCTAGGTAACTTGAGAATATAGCCATCACGAACTCGTACGGGCTCGACATTTCGAACATTCATCCAACCGTACTTATTCGCCGTATACGGAGCTGTCAAGTCTGCCATATCATACAGATCGGCAACCGTAACATGCCCAAAATGAGAAATTAGGTCTTCCATTTGATCGCGTACTTCGATAGCTTCGCCTCTGGTTTGAAATATAATGTCATCATAATCAAACCGAGTATTGTGCCTGGAATCCCTAGGACGCTCGTCCCGAGAATAGCTACTATAGTTCACATAAGAACTCCTGCCTCCAGAAGGACGACCGCCTCGGCCATTACCGCCATAAAGAATCATATCGATGCCGTTCGTAATGATGTCGGAAATCGCTTTTTTCGTTGCCGGAATCAATACATCCATCAAAATATAAGACTTTACGTTAGAAACGTCTTCATTAATGAAAATATCAGCGAGTCTACTTACTCCGCCTTTCTTTTTAGTCTTTACAGCTCCTTTTACAACCTTCTCGACTCGTTTTTCCTCGGTTCGAGCAAGGCTTCTGTTTTCTTCTTTCGATTTATGAGAGTTGGATGGATAACCCATCACGAATCACCGCCTTATAGAAAAAATAAAAAGGAAAGTACCCGTTTGGATACTCTCCTTTTTGTCGTAAACAATCAATCGTTCAGTCGGATTCAAATTAGTCTTCTTTTTTCTCCTCTTCTTCGACTTCGGGCTTGATTACAGTGTAACCTTTCTTTTCGAGCTTCTTGATATTATACTCTTCAAGTTTGCCTTTGCCTTTAACAACCAAAGCGCCTACGCCAATGGCTGCCAAAGCAGCAGCTCCCAATCCGATAAATTTACCAATGCCGCTCATAGGTTCAGTTACCATAGTTTCCATAGCATCCATAGTTACATCGTTGTTGAGTTCAAAGTTTTCCATTTTTGTTACCTCCAATAATGTTTTCGAGATTGTCTATCTCCATAATATAATTTGTATTTTTCGCGAATTATCGCTTATCAAAATCGTATATAGGCGGGTTTACATGATCAATCACAATAGTAGGCTCGCCATTATCGGCAATCTGCGAACCAAAGTAAATATCAATAGAACCTTTGTCTAAATTCCAACCCAAAACATCGCCTAATTCGGTTCTAGGAAGTCCGATTGCATCATAGAATTCGTTAAGAGAAATATAACCGAAGAAATCATGAATCATACTCTTATTCAGATCATTCTCTGCCCTACGAATCTTTTCGATATCAGACTTGAAATATCGTCCGGACAAAGGATCGTAGCATTGAGAACTACCTTTGTCAGTAACGATTATCTCGGTTTTAGTAACCGGATTCTGTTCGACTTTATCCTTGTGGATCTTATCTCGTACAGTTTTCTCTTTTTTCTCGCCGATTACATTAACCATCTTCTCGCGATATTCGCTAAATGCGGTCTCGGAAATCTGATAAGCAGTCGTTAATGCAGCCATACGTCGCGTATTTACAGAATTAGCGCCGATCAGACATGCCGCAGAACTAATACCGCTAACTGCTGCAGGAATATAACACTTCCAAGTAGCTTTTACGGTTTCTATCGGGGTTAGTTTGTCGGTTGCTTCTTCTTTCTTTTTAGCTTCGATGAGTTCGAGAGCTTTAGGTGTAGCTTTTACCGCAAGTACAGTAGTGGTTAACATACCAGCAATTCCGATTCCGGTAAGAATAGCGGGACTGTGTTTTGACGTCTTCTTCTGCACCATTTTGGCGAAGTTCACCAGGTCTTGTTTGTTCATTGCGTCCATCTCCTTTCAAATTATCCCAAAAAGAAAAGAAGCCTAAGTTTCCTTAGACTTCCTTCTGAGCGGATTTAGCTAATGCTTCTGCAACTTTTTTGTCTAGTTTTTCGTCAAGTTTTTTCTCTTCCAAATAACTGCTAAACAGCGTTGCTGCTAAGCCTGCTACAGGAAGTGCTAATTTACCAACACCTTTAGCTAGACCTTTCCAGTTTACGTTCATGATTAAACCTCCTCCTTTCATAATACACCTTGTTTATCTCGCGAAATATCTTAAAAATCGCCTAAATAATCGGCTGTAGGTTCGAATGGCATAGATATAATCCAACATTCAGGGCCGTCATGAAGCATTGTTTTCTCATGTTTGAAGTCGATCCAAGAATATCCGTAATAAGCTCCGCCTACTTCCAACGACCATCCTAGTTTATCTCCGTAATCTGTTCTAGGCAGACCCAACAACTCATAGAAGGAGTTTAAAGTCGTATCACCATTAACAGCCATATCCTTATTCAGATAATATTCGGCAGCCCGTACTTCTTCCATGGTAGACTCAAAATATCGCATAGAGAAGAAATCAAAGAATAACTCTTTATTATCGTCCGTATCTACCTCAGACTTAACATAATGATCCTCGGCAATAGCTCCTTTTACTTTATGCTCTCCTTCCTCACCATGAATATCCACTACTTTTTTCTTATACTCTCGATGAGAATTGCTCAATAGTGCATAAGCACTCATAAGAGCCGCTTGCTGTTTCTTGTTCAATGCGTTAGCTCCGAATATGCAGGCCAAAGTGGATACACCTACTAATACGGACGGAATATAAACCGGTGCTGCCGCCTTTACAACTTCAAATTTTGTGAGTTCTTCCCCTTTTTCTTCTTCCGTTTGCTTGATAATATCAAGCGCTTTCGGAGTAGCTTTTACTGCCAATACCGATGTCGCTACTACTCCAGCTCCTCCCACGCACGTTAGAATTGTTGACGCATTGCGTTTGAAAAATAATTGTGTTTGTTGCAATAATCCGTTCATATTAATGCTCCCCTTTCAAGTGAAAAATAGAAGAGAGACCGTATCGGACTCGAACCGATAACCTCAATCAATAAGATTGCGCTCTGCCATTTGAGCTAACTGTATCTCTCTCATAATATAGACTGTAATTTTCGCGAAAAATAAAAGAAAGAGTCCGTCCGGACTCAATCGTCTAGATTAATGGAGCTCATAAGTTTTGTGAATTCATTACTATCCAATTTCAATTCTAAACTTGTAGAAATTTTTGTTTCACCATCAATAACTCGAACGTCTAAATCATTCAATTGAATATTAATTTTACAACCGAATTTTTTATAAACAAATCTTGCTATCAATTTACCTACAATTTTTCTCATAAATCTAGTTGAAAGATGTAAATTCATCACATCCATTTTAATCACTCCTTAGTATTCTTTTCATAATATAGACTGTAATTTTCGCGAATCATACTTCTTTTCTATCGAAATATGTTTCCCAGCGTTCTCTTGCTACGGGCTTCATTTTCAAGGCCCACATGATTTGCCTTATAGTAACTGTAGGATATAAACCGTCCGTACACTCGCCAGCCCGATTCTCAAAGAACTCTCTGAATTTAGGGTGCAAATATAAATCATCGGTAAGCCATGGATCTAATTCGCTCCACCACGACACTTTCTGTTCGGAATCAAAACGCTGCTGAATAACCGCTAAGCCTTTATTATTCACTTTATATAGGGTGCATTTATCATAAACTGGATGATTACAAGAATATGTAGCTCCATACATAGAACGATATATGGAAGGCTTTTTATAATGATATCTCATAAATTAACACCTTGAGAAAAAGAAGAGCCCGTGTGGACCCTTCTTCCTGGTCGTAATAGATCTTACTTTTTAGGAAGCAGTTTGTTGATAAAACCTCTTCCAATCACCGTTGTGATAGTTCCTTCTTCCTCGAATTTGAAAGATTTAAGCGTTCCCCAAATCGTAATAGCTGACGGTACAACAATACCAACGCCAGTTAGTATATTCTTAATCAATCGATCTTTTTTCTCTTCCTCGAACTGTCTGGATTTCTCCTTAGTTTCGATTTTGAGTCTCTCGATCTCAATCTCTCGGTCAACCAACTTCGTCAGACCATCAACCGTTGCTCTATACTCTTCAGAACCAAGACTCATTTCTTTCAAGTCTTCGAATTCTTCTTGAATTTCCTTCTGCAACAATGATTTTGTTTCAGTTTTCATATTAAATTCCTCCTTATTATAGTTTGAACTAATACATTCCATAATAGGATATGTTAATTTTGCGACAGGTCTGCTTTGTGGTCGACTCTCAAAACAATTCTGTTCTTTTTATCAAGTTTGTCAAAATCCCCGATATCTAACCTATAAATATCTTTTTCGGGATTGGAATGATCGATTCTGAGAACGCCTGCTTGAGCTTGAACACCAAATGCTACGTATGTAATAAGGCTTCCAACTACAAAACCTGCTACAATAAGTATGATTTCCATTTAAATATAACCTCCTTTCAAAAACATTTTTCAAATTTCCAACCCGGGGAATTTTTACGATACAAATATAACATTATTTATCGTCACCTGCGTCCGGGTTTTTAATCTAGGATAAAAAGAAAGAGGTCTTGTTGGACCTCAATCTTTTAACAAATAGCATCATCTTTCATGAAGAATAATGGAATGGCAATGAGCCAAAGTACCACACATCCAGTGGCGTCATAGTACAAACCGTCGATTTTGTCGATAAATATACTCGCAAAACCCGCCAAGAATAAACCTATTGCACACAGTTTATTCTTGTAAGTTCTTTTCATATATCTAATAAAACGTTCGCGTTTACTAATCTGCCTCCTGTATTGAGCGTGCCTATATGCTCCGTTTTTATAATCCATTTTAAATACCTCCATAATAAAATAGTGTTCTATAAAAACGGTTGTTTTTTACGCGAAAAAGAAAGAGTCCGTGTGGACTCCTCCTTTTCTTCCCTTACAGTTTCTCAATCTTGCTAGTATCGATGAGAAACAACTCTCCTTTTCTACTGACAGCTTTATAGTTATAGAAATTAAATCGCTCGATCGATTTATTCAGACTACCTGCTTTACTAGTAGCTTTCTTGCTTTCTACGCCTTCCACTTTAGCGCAGGCAAGTCCGCTCTCTTGAAAATCAAGTAATAACTGATAATTCGAAGTAGCTTTATAATCCAAATTAAGCTTTCGATAGTCGTAAGGAATAAGTGTCATCATTCATACCTCCTTTAATTAAAACCGTAATGGTTCATAAAAACGCATGTTTTCTACGCGAGATTCTAACCTAGAATAAAAAGAAGAGCTCGTGTAAGCTCCTCCTAGTTTTTAGAGTAAATTAATTTAACTTTTTTTCTTCTTTTAATACAGCATCGTCTATAGCTTTAACCCCTTTACTTGTTAGTACAGCACCTAAAGTTGTTCCGATTCCGATTAATAATGACTTAAAAAAAGTAGCAAATATTTTAATCACTCCCTTCATTATAGTCGGTGTAATCTACGCGATAAAAAAAAAAGAAGAGACCTTGTTAGGCCTCCTCTTTGTCTACGATGGCATTTTTAATGTTTTTCACTTTCCTTTTGATTCGAGCTTTCTTAAACGGACATTCGGCAATCTCTTGTCCCTTTCTCACAAATATAGATCCAAGAGTTACCGCACCTCCAATAAGAAACGCGTCAAAAAGTCTTCTAAACATTTAAATACCTCCTTTCTATAAAAAGATATGTTTCCTACGCGAACATAAAAAGAAAAGTCCGTGTGGACTCCTCTTTTCGAAACGTTACAATTATCCGTTATTTACGAAATCTACGTTCATTCTAGCGCCTTCTGCTAACAACCAGCACCAATGCCGTAATGTATCTCGTATAGAAAGTTTATGTTTAATAGTCATATATAGCATATAAACCAAAGAACTAACTTCTACAAATACTATAACCGGCAATAATAATACTGCTGCTATAATCAAATATAACGCTCTAAATAGTTTCATTATAAAAACCTCCTTGTTTTGTTTCCATAATATACCCTGTAATATTCGCGAATTACTGTCTAGCTTCGCTAAGTAACCAGAAAAATCGTCTGTACCTATCGTAGAACATATCTTTGCCACACGGTATATCGAGCTTCGATCGCAAATATGAATACGATAAACCTTCTGTGACGGCTTTTAGAATATACTCGTAGAGATATCTATCCGCTGCTTTAGCAGTTTCCTCTATAAGTTTTATTCTATCTGAATAATACTCCCTTCTTAATGCAAACCGAGATGTTGGATCACTATGTAAATTAGCAGATGGAAATCTCTCAATTAACGACGATGCTATAGTAGGAACTCCGAACAGTTCATATTCCTTCTTCCAAGAATGATATTGAAGACAGAAATGTTTTAGTTCATAATGCCTATGTTTATCTATCCAATACTTATTTTTCTCCGATACTTCTGGACGAATTATAGTCGCCATTGCCTTCTACCTCTTTCTTTTCAAATTTTATTTTAATTTTTAATTCGTGTTTATCACTTAAAATATCACTTAAAATCTGTTCAATTTTGGCTTTTATGTCTTTATCGGACACGTTTGTAATCACTCTCCATTTCTTTGTGTCTATTTAGGACACTTTTAATCTAGCATAGGTCTAAATGCCTAGTCAACATAGAATTTGATTTTTAAGACACTAAAATGTACAATAAAGATACTCTAAATATAGGAGGTGATTTGAATGAAAGTAGGAATGAAAATTAAAAGAGCTAGAATAGCTAAAGGTCTTACACAAGAAGCGCTCGGAGAGATTGTCGGGGTTCAGAAGTCTGCTATAGCAAAATATGAGAATGGAAGAATTGTAAACATAAAAAGAAGCACTATACAGAAAATTGCTAGTGCTTTAAATATCAGACCTTCCGAGTTAATCTTCGAAGAATCAGCCGAGGACACTGCTGATTTGCATGTAAAGATAATAACGGACTTTGAGCTCATGGATGCACTAAAGAATTATTATAAACTTAGCGCAGACAGTCAAAAAATGGTCAGAGATCTTATTTCTAATTTAAAGAAAGATGAGGATTAACTGAAAAATAATCTTTTCACAAAACGAAGAAGATACGAGATTTCTTCATCGTCAAGTTCATCAATTAGTTTAATTAATTCTTGTTTCAAAATTGTCACGCACCTTTCACCGGGGGTCCTCACAATTATGTATAATATAAAAAATATTTGTAAAAAGTCTGTGTAAATTGTTACAAAATATCAAACACGAACGTTTGTTCTAAAAGGAGAAATTACATCATGGTAAGAATATTACGAGCAGGGTTATTTGAACGTGTATCAACAGAAGAGCAAGCTAAATTCGGTTATAGTATTAGAAGTCAAATGGATGCTTTGGAAGAGTATTGTGAGAAAAACAACATTAAGATTGCGGATCATTATACGGATGAAGGAGTGAGCGGCGGTAAGCCATACCAGAAACGTCCAGAAATGAAACGATTGCTAGAAGATGTTCAAGCCGGAAAGATAGATATAATCTTATTTACTCGTCTCGACCGATGGTTCAGGAATGTTAAGGAATACTTTAAAGTTCAGGATATACTCGACGATCACAAAGTCGAATGGAAAGCGATATGGGAAGATTATGACACTACAACATCTAATGGTAGGATGGCTATTACAATCTTCCTAGCAATCGCCCAGGCCGAACGTGAGAAAACCGCCGAGCGTATCAAAGCGGTATTCGAATCCAAACGTAAAAATAAAGAAGCTTTCTTTGGTAAATCAGCTACACCATTTGGTTATATCGAAGAACCGGATGACGAAGGCGTTACTCGTCTTGTTAAGGACCCTGAATTAGAACCTGTTCTAAACGACTTCTGGGAGATTGCTGTAAAATATCAAAACATAGCCAAAGCTGCTAAATATGTAAATTTAACTTACGGTATTAATCGTTCGAAAAAATTATGGTACGAACTATCGCGTAAAGAAATATACACTGGAAACTATCGAGGTGTGAAAGATTACTGTCCGGCATATGTAAGCTATGATGATTGGTATGCGTTGAAAAACAGACATATAAAAACTGCTCAAAATAATAGAATATATCTGTTTACAGGACTAGTAAGATGTCCGGTTTGTGGTAATACTCTCAAATCAAGTTATACCGCACAGAAACAGAAAAGCGGTAGAAAAGAATATAAAATGTATCGTTGTATAAATCGCGATGTAAGAATGTGTTCTAATATGCATTCCGTATACGAGTCTAAAACCGAAAAATGGTTGCTGGAAAATATAGAGCAACTTATGAAAGACGAGATTGCTAGAGTCGAGATAGCAAAATCTAAACCAAAATCTAAACCAAAACCAAGCATAATACCTGCTTTAAAAGAGCAACTAAGAAGACTTGATGTAATGTATATGGCTGGAAATAAAACAGACGAAGAATATCTCAGTGAACAGAAAGAAATAAAGGATATGATCAAGAAAGCCGAGATGGAAAACCCAGAAGAACCTGGCGAGAAAGATATAACTATTTTGAAGAAGACGTTGGAAAATAAGTTTCTCGACATATACAAGGATTTAGATCGAGAAGATAAGAGAAGGTTCTGGAGAACGCTACTAAAAGAAATACATGTGGAAGGTACGAACGTTGTGTCAGTTATATTTAACTGACCTTCATTTAGTGCCAAAAATATACGGTCTAAGGTCGTTAATCTACAGATGAGAGACTTTAGACCATAGTAAAAACAAGAGGGTTTGTCATTGAGACAGCCCTCTTTTAAATATAAAGGTTACAAACTATGAATCGTTTCTAACTTATCACTAGCCCACATATCGGAATCATTTACTACAGCAATGATCGCTTTATAGTAGTCTGAATTTTCACCTCGTTTCAATATAGCCACCGCGTCTTTTTTATCGCTAGGCCACATATCACTTTCCACAATTGCCTTAACCGCATCTGAATATTCAGCAGTTTGGACACCTTGCTTCTTGGATATGTTCACCTTAACTTTAAAGCTCGGTACTAATAAACTGTAAAAACCAACTACACAAACCACCTTTGCAATTTTTCCAATTGTTTCTGTGTTAAGTTTAGTCATGTTTATTACCTCCTTTATTTTCTCATAATAGGGCTTGTATAGGCCGCGAAAATATAAAAAGAAGAGAGCTTGTCATTGAGACAGCCCTTTTCTTTTAAATCTCAGGAGTTACTTAGGCTCTCCGTTAGGAAAGTATTTTTCTAATTGATTCATAAATTGTACTTGCTTAACAAATAGCTCTTTTTTCTCGTCCTCATTTAATTTAAATGTTCCAAGAATAGTGCTAATATCAAGCAGTTTTTCCTTTAAGAATTCATAATGAGCTTTACTTCCTTTTACATAACCAGCCATGATAATAACCTCCTTTATTTTCTCATAATAGCATATGTATGAGGCGCGAAAAATAAAAGGGAGAGTAGGCCACGCGGCCCGCCCTCCCGATTATTAAAACCAAATAACTCTACCTACTGAGCAAGATTACGCACTGCTTCGAATGCGCCGGTGGAAGCCAAGCCACTAGCAAGACCGCCTAAAAGAATTTCCGGAGTAAACGCCCAAGCGTTAATCCACACATTAAGGGTAACGCCAAGAATACCCATAATGAGAGGAATCCACTTATTATCCATAGGCACAAAATGCTTAAGAATATAACCAATGGCAAAGCAAATAGCCATAACAATAACGACAACAAAATCGGAAAGAACCTCCATGTTTAAGCCTCCTTAATAACGGCGGTAAGGCCGAGATCTTTAAGTTTCTTTACAGCAGCGTCTGCGGAATCTTTGCCAGTTGCAACAATCTGAATATAATACTGTTTAGTATCCTTCTCAGGAGCTGCGGGTTTCTCATCGACATAAGCAATACCCAGAGTCTTGAGAATGCCTTTTGCGATAGCCACGCCCATAGCTTTCTGCTCTGCAATGGTGTCCAGGATAGCAATATCTTTTTTGTTATCCATAAAAGCGCACTCCACAATAATAGAAGGAGCTTTTACCTGGCGAATAAAACCGTAATAATCCTGACCAGCAGCGTTCTTACGAACTTTCAGACCACGAGAGTTCTGACCGATAGCCACGATAGCATTAAGAACGTTCTGAGCAAGAGTTTTGCTAGCCCCGCCTTTACTGTAATGGAATACTTCCACACCATCGCCGCCGCCAGCATTGTTGTGAATATCCAATGCATAGTCGGGATTATAGGCATTACACTCAGCGATCTCCTGACCAAGAGTATCTTTTTCATCCTTAACCCTGGACATGCCTACCTGCACGCCATGACGAACCAATACGTCTCTGCAAGCAAGAGCAATATTCAGATTGAGAGTCTTTTCCTCCAGACCATTAGCGACAGCGCCAGGATCAGTACCACCATGACCTACGCCAATAAATACTTTTTTAGCCATAACTCATCATCCTTTCTAAATTCCAATTTGAGATAACAAAAAGCCGATAAGCGCGGCTGCAACAGTAAGGATTACTTTATCCACTAATCCGTCCCATCGTTTACCTGACTTACCGGCCATTGTTTTTACATCGGCTTTAATTTCTTTTATATCGTTTTCCACCGTTTCTTCTCGAACAGCTAACACCTTAACCGTACTTACCAATTCGTCGAGGTTATCTTGTCGTTTTTCAAGTTCGTTAATACGACGCTCGTTAGATTTGGTCACATCTTCAACAGTTGTCAAACGATGTTCAATGTCAATCATACTTCCTCACCGCCATTACTAACTAATTTATTAACGATAGCTTTTAATTCATCAACTTCATTTTGAAGCGATTTGACTCTTTCTCTATTCAGTTGAATCATCTTGCTATTAAGTGCAATAAATTCGGAATAGCGTAAAGAATAGACATAAACGGGGTCGCCGTTTTCGTCCAGAACGATTTCTTCTTCGCCAGTTTCTTCGTTTGCTTCTTTCAGCACATCTCGACAATATCCAGCGAAGTCAAGATCCGAAAGACCTACTTCATCCATAGCAGCTTTTACATCCTGCGAGATAAACCCGATATGTACTCTATCGTGGGAATCTACATCTGTCTCTTTTTTGAATTCAAACGTAACCGGTTCCAATTTGTCAAACAATGCGATATAGCGATCGTCTATGGTCTCGATATTCGTTTTCTGATTACGGTCGGATGTTTGAATTGTACCATTAATTGCATAAACAGATTTCCACTTATAACTTGCGCCACCCAGATATAAAGCGTTGGTTGTAATAGGACGAAATAGTTGGTCCCCGCTACCTCCACTTAAATGCACGCCTGCCGCAGGGTTGCTAATCTGAATTGCTACTGGCGATTCGTTTCTAATTATTAGAGAGTCTGAACTAGTGATGTAGACAGCTGCTCTTCTATTTGTTTTAGCGATAGCATCATCATGTGAACTATAGAAACCCAATACGTCATCTGTCAAACCCGCAGAACCACTAATCGATGATGTTGTAAAACGTCCGTTAGGGGCGATTAAATCACCAGTCATAGTTCCGCCTGCTAACGGCAAATAGTCACCTAATTCGCTACCTCTAGCAAGTCGAATCCACGAACTCCATTCACCGTTTGAATAGTAGCGATAATATATATTAGCAGTACTACTATACGGTATTGCCAACTGTGATCTTGCCGCGGTTGCCAATTTAGTGTTATAAAAAGTCGTAAAAATATAAAAGAACACACCAAGCCC